GACCAATGGCCGTGCCATCAAAACAGAAGCAGCGAGTAGGGAGCGCAGGCACACCAACTATGGCACCCGCGCCAATGCGCTTGGACTTTTCCAAGCCGTTGTGCTTTAGGATTTTTGCGTTGACCAGCGCCACGATGCTGCGCTGCACGTCAACCTGCCTGCTATGCAGATACCGCTTGAAATCCGCTGAGATAACCCATAGCTCCTGCCGGTCTGGTTCGTACCGTAAACGTAGTTGATTGCCTTTGATATCGCGTATAGGTGCACTCGGCATGCCGCCCTTACCAATGGAATTGATAACCAAAATGCCGTTGATATTTTCATTGGCAAATGCGGTCAGTGCCTCCTTCGCAACAGTCAGCGCGTCACCGATAGCACTGTTTGAAAGGGTTCTAGTTTCCGTAACAGAACGGAGCGCGAACTGATAAATCTTTGGCACATCAATCGAATGCAGCCCCAGCTTGAACGCAATAGCAGCCCCGACAAAAGCGCAAGCCAAGATGCAGGAATGAAACCGATCAGAGCGCGATAGATTAAGGGCAGCGTCAATCTTTAGCTGCATGTCCTTTAGCATCTGCATCACCTCTGCGCGATGCCCAAGTATGTAGCGTATGTAAATCGGCCCTGCTATGCCATAGTTGTCCGACAGTTTGCTAAACACGACATCTGACTCAGCCTTAGTAACCGCGTCTACAGGCGCAACATACAATTCAAGGACACGGCGTAGTTCCCCGTCTGCTGTATTCTTTAGCTGGCTTAGCTTGTCAACCACAGATGAGTTGCTAGACGTGATGGTGATGTTGCACCATGTGGTGTTATTGACGCGCAACTTATTTGCCTGTGCATCCATACGGTGCCGTCCCCGCCCAGACGTTGTGCCATAGGCCCAGTCTGATAACTCCACATCAGGCATGTTAGTAATTTCGTCAACCGTACTGGCAATGCTGTTCAACATGCCAAGCCTATGGTACTTGGCCGCAATCGTATCCTCACGCCCCATAAGCAGTTCAGATGGATGCCCGAAGATAGAGTTGATAACTAACTGCGCGGTTGTCTTGCCTGTGCCGGACTCGTTGGACATCAGGTTAACCATCGCACCCTTCACCGTATCACCTCCAATGAGCTTCAGCAAAGGAGAGCCAAAACCAAAGAATGACGCAAGGGCTAACGACTCCATGCCCGGAATATTGTAGAAGTCAATCACAGACTTCCACTCTGCAAGCGACCCCTTTTGTTGGAACGCAGCAGCAAGCTGGCGCGTGCCGGAAGCTGGTGGCGCTAAGCGCGTACCAGACGCTGTGTATTCAATCTCACCCACAACAAAACCTTGGGTGTCAGGCGTCCACCCCATCTGATTGCGTGTCCTGCTTGCTGCGTAGTTTGCCTGCAGTTGGCGAATGGTTGAGCTAAAGTAATTCATGATAAGTGGTATCTGTGCCCCGTATGCTATGACGCCGTGTTTGACAAGGATGTCCCGAAGTTTCTCTGTTGAAAATATGGATGTGATTGGCGCATGAAAACGGCGGACACCATCATGCGCAAGATGTAGTGTGATGTCCACAAGTTCACCATCACCTTCTCCGTTCTCGTCAAGGTCAAAGAACCGTGACGTTATGTACAGGTCATCCCGGTAAACTTCAAGTTCAATAGGATCACCGTTCTTATCCTTAGTCTTTAGGTATACCCCGCCGTTGGCACCCCGGAAATAGGGGAACGGGTACTTGGGTATATTGATCGTGACGGTACTTGCCTCGCCACCTGTTACGACTGACGGCACTGTAGCTTCCACTACGTACCCAGCGTCTGTTACCGGAGCTTCTACGACGATACGGCCCAAAGCAATAGGACTTGTGATGTCATGCTTGCAGCCTTCGCACCTATCCGGGTAATTGTTCTTAAACCACTCACAGGTATACGGTCCCTTGGTAGCGTGCGCCTTACCTGATGTGGCTACGGGGTCATAGCCTGGATGCCGCGAGGACATCTTCTGGATGCCTTCATCACCATCCTCGCATACAACTGCAATAGATAGACCGGCACGCCACAGCGGTTCTTCCAGTGTCTCTGCATCGACAATGATCTTCGCTATCTGTGCACAACCTGACCCGCGCAGACTACTGTGCACAATGCGACTAAAGCTACTCTTAGGGTAGTCGGTGTTGCCAGCCAAATCTTTTGTAGTGTCATCAACACCAACGGACATAACGGAGCTAAAGTCAACTACAAGCGCAGGCAAAACTTGCCTGATCGCGTCTACCGAAACAGCCTGCCCCTGTCGAATAATAAGCACGGGCCGAGCATCGGCTTTCTTGTAGTTGTGGGTGCCCGGTATGCGAAGCACCCGTGCGCTATCTGCAGACACAACCGGATCAATCTTAAGCCCTTCACGGACACACAGCGACTTTAGTGCTTTTGCAATTGGCACCCACTCCGCAGCAGAAATATCCTCGGTAAGCGGCCAGTACACATGCAGGCCACCCCCAGAATTGATGATCGTAGGGAGTGGTAGCTTTGCAGCGTCGATAAAAACACGAAGTGCCTGTGCCGCTTCAGCTTGGTTAGCGTATGGCTTACCCTCACCACAGTCAAGCTCAAGAAAGAACGAGCGCAGAAATATAGCGTTGGCTTGTGTACGCCCTGCTTCTTTTTCGTTAAAACTTGCTAGCGCGTAGTACGAGTCCCAGCCGTTTGTATCGCGGGTCGTACCAACATCAGCAAGCTCATCAATGCTCTCATGAAACGTCTGCCATATTTGCTTATTCTTGGCATTAAACGCGCAGTATGTGCCTTGCGATGGGAGTACCGTAGAGAGAAAATTATTCACATAACCTCACGGGGCTAAATACGGAAAAAGAATTGGGGCGGTAGTCCGTGTCCTACCTCGTCACTACGGGATCAGCGCAGTCTAGCCCCAACCGGCAATAGTATAAGATACTACCCAAGCTTAGCGACTAACGCTTCAATCTTAGGTACGTATCCTTTGCGGGGATATGCATCCCCCTTGAACCAGCTATAGACCGATGCCCTGCTCACCCCGAGTGTCGTGGCAACCGCCGATACTGGAACATTGTGCCGAAAACAAGCCTTAGCAAGTTTGACGGTAATCAGCCTACTGTCCATCTTAGCCACCCGTGCAATCAGCAGGGTGCTATAGCCGCGATTTTCACTCGTTGTCATCAGAACCCCAATCAGCCAAAATAGCTGATACGTCCTTCGTTGGGGCGGGGGCTACCTCAACTGACTTCCTGCTAGCACGCTTTGTAGGCTCTGCAATTTCTTCGACCTTGGCAGCGGCCTCCTTAAAGGACGAAGGCAGCGCAACCTGTGGCTCCTTGGGTACAAACATCTTGACCTCCAAGGCTTGCCGTGCGTCATCAGTCAGGCTCTGCGCCTTAGCCAGTTCCCATTCTGGCTTAGTCAGCGGACGCACTGCACGGAACTTCAGCACGGGGACCGCTTCAGAGGTATCAAAACGAGCCTCAGTAACGATGCCAGTGATCGGGATACCGTGACCAGCCAAGAACTTACCAAACGCTTGCAGGGGCATCTTCTCGCCGTCAGCCCTGCCAAAGTACGACTTAGCCGGGACAGACATGCGATACACATTGCCGCCGATATCGCCTTCCAATGCAACGGCTAGCCGCTTGCTGTATCGGCATGCACGCGACTTACCTTCGCCAGAACCTTCTATGTTCTGTGGGCACGTTGCGCATGCGCTGGACTGTGGATTCTGCACGTCAGTGTTCGGGACAACGCCCTCGGAAGACCAGCAAGCAGGTGGGTTGTCCTTGCCTTCTTCATACTTGCCGATGTAGAACGTGCGGGTGATACCTTTGCCCGTGCCAAGGATCACGAGGTTCATGGAACGCTCTTCGTTCTTTGCGACTTCCTCGCCGCCAATCATCATGCGCCATACGCCGCCTTTGATCGAGATTTGTTTGCCGCCTGAACCACCAGCAAGCTCTTTGGTTGTAGAGTCTGACGCATCGCGCAGGTAGTCGGGAATAACGGAACCGGATGTGAAAAGTGTAATGTTGCTCATATATGCTTAAAAAGTTTGATTAGAGAGGTTGGGGTATGTAGCTTACTTCAGATTTTGTTGACCCTCCTAACAGTTATAGAGTATTTCGATTCCACGTTCATGCCAGAAGGCATCTTGTCAGGATTGCTCTTAAGGAACTCCTTGAAGTTGCCCTGATGCACTCGCTGCTCCAACAGTTTGATGCCATCATTTTCGGCAATAAACCGATACATGCTGTCCCAATCGGATGTCCAGTATCGGGTTCTAATCGTGCGTGTGAACGAGCCAAACGGCGTCTTGCCGCCATCCTGCCCAGTGGCCTTGCAGATTTCCAGAAGCTCCTGCCCAACGATTTCAAGTTGATCGTCAATGGCCTTAAGCTCTTCCTCTTGCCGCACTACAAGTGCAGCACGTGCATCACGAATTTTGATGTACACGTTAACCAGTTTGCTAGCATCAGTCATGTTAAATCCTGTGTGTCATGTAAATAGATGGTGTAGGTACTCGCTGCACTGATGGGAGGTACGCGGCTTACACATCCGATTCTCCCCCGCCTTTAGCGTTCGCTTTGCCTTGCCGGGTTTACAGCATCCGCTTTCCCTACAAACTGAAGTATACACTGTTTAGATACCGTGTCAAGCCTTTTCTTCGATTTCTTCTTTGTAAAGATCAACCAACGTCTGATGCGCGTCGATCTTGCCGTTTAACATAGCGTACATACGGCGTTCAACTGGGCTACCGACAAGGTGTGTAACAGTTACCTTATTCACCTGACCTGCGCGGTGTGCACGAGAGTTGGCCTGTATGTAAATCTCTGCTGAAGATGTTGGTCCCCACCACACAACTTGGTCTGCTCGTGTGAGCGTAATGCCATGCGCTGTAGCTTGTGGCTGCAGTAGCAGCACCCGCACTTCGTCTTCAGTTTGGAATCGTTTTATGATTGCTGCACGCTGATTGGCAGGCACGCCGCCGTGAATAACATCAGCAATTAAGTGATGCTTCACCATCGCTTCTTCCAGCATGTCAAGCGAATGCCTAAAGGGGACAAACACGATCACCTTATGGTCTGTCTGATTGATAACATCAAGCAGCTCGTTCAGCCGATTGCTCACATCAAAATGAATCACCTCATGGTTGTCGGTATACGCTGCTCCTTGGGACACCTGCAGCAATTTATTCAGCATCGCTGCCGCATTGACTGCCGTGATTTCCTCACCAGCCGCGAGAGCCATCATGTGCTGTTTGATAGCGTTGTAGTACTTGTTCTGCTGCGGTGTCAACGGCACTTCCCGGTCAGCGTACAGCATGTCAGGCAGGTCAAGGCATTCCTCCTTAGTAAAGCGGATCGCTGGCTGTAGCACCTTGTGCACAAGAGTCTGTGAATCATGTCGTGGCACCCACTTAAACTGCGTAATCTTTATCATTACCTTATCGCGCCACGCACCAAAGAATCTGGGCACTGATCCGGGATCAAGCAGCTTCGCTAAGCCGTATGCGTCTTCAGGGGACTGTGACGCAGGTGTGCCGGTCATCATCCATACTCGTGTGGTCGGCTTAATGAGTACCGCTAACGCTTTCCAGCGACCAGTTCCTACATTTTTTACCGCATTCGCTTCATCAATAATCACAAGGTCGAAGCCACCCGCTTCTAGCTCCTTCGTTACGACCTTGACGCCATCAAAGTTAATAATGACAAACTCATATCGGCCATTGATGATGGCTGTGCGTTGCGCCCGTGACCCCTGCGCGATGGCAACTGTGCGGTGCATGGCTGTGCGAAACAGGTCTGCCCTCCATGCGGTATCCATGATGGACACCGGACACACAACCAGCACACGACTTACCTTGCCATGATCCATAAGATAGTCTGCAGCCCATGCAGCCGCACTTGTCTTACCCGTGCCTGCCTCACTAAACACATAGCACCGTGGATGCAGGGTGAGGAAGTCGGCAGTGATTCGCTGATGTTCAAACGGCGTGTATACACCGGGCCACTCGTACTTGCCCAGTATTGGGCTTGGCACATCTTTGATGCCAAGATTACGCAGTAGCTGCACCTCATCCATGCCC